GGGATCGAACCTACGACAAGCTGATTAAAAGGCATAAGATAGTAATATTTTAAAACGTAATAGAATCAATAATTTACATTGTAACCCTTAGAATACTTATATTTTATAAAAATCTATTTATTTTATAAAATTTTAAAAAACTTATACATTTGGTTTTTTTGTGCAAACTTTGTGCAAACTTTTACTCACCAAACTTGTCTACTAAACCACTATCTAACATCTTTTGATTTATACTTTCACCTTGTGTCATTATCTCACCAAGGATTAGGTTTTCATCTAGCTTTGTTTTAACAGTAAATTTCATAGGTAATAAATTGGTTAAATACTCAGTAGCTTTTTCACCATCAATACCTGTTGGTGCTTTTATACCTATAAGTCTTACAGGCATACTTGATAGCATTACGCCAAAGCCTAAATCTAAAGTTACTTTGACTAAACCTGCGTTAACTATGCGTACTAAAAATGCTTTATAGATATACATTAGTCAGTCTTTTTTTTAGTAGTTATTTCTATACTTACTTCTGTATCTTTTGGGATGTCTGCGTTCATAAATATTTTTGAACTACTGCACCCAATTAAAAGAATAGGAAATAATAAAATAAATAATCTTTTCATGATCACTCCTTATCGGTTAATTAAATATAAAATTTCTGAAATTTTCATTGCTGTTGCTTTAGTATTATTTAAGTCAGGAGTTGTTCCGTCTTGATATGTAATTAATAAAAAACCCCAGGAGTCTTCTTGGCTCATTATACTACAAGCAATATTAACAATTTCTCTATCAAGTGAAGTGCATTGACCTAATACAAAATGACCAATCACAGACTCATCACCTGGCATCCAATATCCAGTTGGCAATAGATCAATAGAATTTCTTGGCTCTGTAATTAAAGGTTCAATATTTCGTGCATCAATCCAATCGTATAACCATACTGATTCAATATCTCTATTTGATCTAAGAATTTTAGTTATTAAATCTTCAACTTGAATTTTTTTATCAGGGCTTTTTTCAAAAACCTCTACTATGGGAATTTCAGTATCTTCTTCAACACTCAAACTTGTGTATTGTTGAAATCCTATATATGCAATAATTGATACAACAATTAATCCTGTTATTTTCATAACAAAAGCTGACCAACTTTGCTCAGGTGAAATAATACTTTTTATAGCTTCAATAATATTATTCATTTATCTCTCCACCACTTTTTCAGTTTCAAAATCATATTTATATAAATTTGCATCAACACTTTTTGTATTTACAAAGCCAATGCAAGGTGATCGGTATAACAATAGTTCATCCATATCACTTAGATCACCATAACCCTCGTACCAGGTAATTAGGTCTCCATCGGAATTATAAAAATAGCCTTTTAGTAATTCTAAACTCATCGTTTTAACTCCGTTATTGAAAGGCCTGTTCCTGCAAAAACACCTAATGAATAACTTGGCTCTCCATTAGTGTATAAAAACAATCCGTATTTAGAACCTGTTGTGCCTATAACATCGCCTGATGTGTCTATAGATGATGTAGAATATGTTGCTTGAACTCCGTCATCAAAATTCCTACTGTCAGGCTCTTGGTCTCCTAAAAATTGTGCTGAACTTCCAAAGCCTGTAGCTTGTTCCCAATAGTTATTCCCTGCTACTTCCTGTAATACAACTGCTGTCACATATCTATTAGGTGACCAGGTAGATTTTTTTTGACACATAGCGTTAGCAACAATACTAAAACCTGCAATGTCAGAAGCTATTGTGCCTAAAGTAACTGTTGTAATCATAATGCCCTGTAATTGATTACCTGTGCTGTTGTAATTTATAGTGTCTCTAACTGTGCTTATAGATGCGTTACCTGATTGCACAGAACTAAACATATTAGATATTGCGTTTTGCGTAACATTATTGGTGTTTACCGTATTAAAACTAGCACTTGTCTCGGAGGTATAACTTGACGCTACATTAGAATAATTAACAGAACGTATTTTAAAGTAATAAGTTTGATTTTGACTAAATGTAGTTGCATCGTAGACCAAGTTATATTCTTGATTAGTTGACCTTACAGCATCAATACTACCTAGTAAGTTAAATGAACCACCTGATGAAGTTGCATAATATATTTCTACACTTTTTAGATCACTGTTAGATGCGTTATTCCAAAATAACGTTATAGCTAGAGGGTCACTTGAACTTGTTAAACTTGTAGGTGCTGAAGGTGGCGTTGTTGAGCCTGATATAGTTATATTTTGTACTGTAGAATAAGCTGATGTGTATTTAGCGTCATTCCTGGATGCAACTTGTACGTTATATGTTTTACCGCTTATGACTGGAAATTGTACTTTAGTCATTTACGCACCATTCTTCCGCCAAAGTAAAAACTAACTGTACTAGATAAAATCATATAGGCTTCCTCGCTAAAACTTTCTCGAATTGCTTTTAAAGTGTCTTTGCCCTCGTCTATAGCAACAAAAACCTGACTAACAACAACCAACACAAATAAAGCAAACATTATGTATGTAATAACAGGCCTTACGGATGCTGATAGGCTTGCAATAAATTTTGAATGATTAGCTTTTTGTATTGTCTCGTCATGAGCATAAATACTTTGTGATTGAGTTGCTAAAGCTGTCATCTCAGCTTCTTTTATTTTTAGTTTAGACATTTCTGATGCTAAACGAATTTTACTTTCGGTTAATTTTATCTCTAAATTTGCTTTTTGACGGTTTTCAGCAAATTTTAAAAGAGAAGGTAGAAAAGAACTACCAAAGCCCAAAGCTGATGAAAATAATACTGATAGCATGAAAAAAACCTTGCATAAATAAGCCCTAAATAGCTTATTAGTTGTTAGTAATAGTATTTGTTATAAAGTGTAAAAAGTGCTGTATAACGCTTATTTTGGCTTACAAGCTAATTAGCTAAAAAACACTATTTTTAGCAGTAAACCAAGCACAGCAGACGTACCTGCGAGCATAAATGCTTCAATTCTTGTTATTTTTGCCAAAGTTAACTCAGATAATTTAGAACACTCTTTTATGTGATCTTTTAAATGTGCTTCTAGCACTGCAACTTGTTTATCAATATCTGTAATTGTTTTTTTTGGCATTTTAAAACTCTCTATCGACAGAAATTTCACTGTATGTACTTTCTGTACTTTCTTTGTAATTAATTAAATATAAATTGACGTGTTTATCATCAACAGGGTCGGTTATGTTAACTTCAATCATTGGTATTGTTGTACCGTCAGTACCAACCTCCTCTGTCTGTGTTAACGTAAATGATGGTGTAGCAACTACAGTATTATAAGTAGGTGTAAGTGTAGGAGTAGCTATTGGGTCTTGTTGTTCAGATGTTGACCAATTATACACACTTGTGTCAGTTTCTTTTAAAGTTAATTCTAAACCTAAACTAACCTCTCCACCTAATTTCCATTCTAAAACTTCAAAAACTTTATTTTCAAAACCTAAATTTGGTAAAGTTAGCATTACAGTATCACCAGGTGATAAAGTAAATTTTTCTAAGTTAACAGCTAATGATATTTGATACTGTTGCCTAGATTTTTCTAAAAATATTTTAGCTATTTGCTGACAGCGAGCAGAATTATCAGTAAATGTTAAATTTAATTGTTTTTCTAAAACTTGGCCATCAGCACTTACATAACTTGCATTTGTAATTTCAGGATAATTACTAGGTTGATAATTTGTTTCGCTTGAAGTGTATAAACCAACAACTTTATTAAACTGCTCTGATACTCTGTTTTTAGTTTGTATTTGATAACCACTTATTAAGTCATCTTCGGTTATTGTCAAAGTTGGCGTTCTATATTCACCTGCAAATATTTTATATTTACCTCCTTCAACTACCATAAAACCTGCCATAGACAATAAAAGTGCTTCAATATTAGTTTTTATGTCATTAGCAGTGTCAACAACACCATTACATACGTAACGTTTTTGCGTGCCACCTCCATCTAAATTTACTAATTCATCACAAACATTTGACGCAGTTGTAACACTTGTCCAATCAATATCATTAGTAGATAAACCTAAACCTAAATCAGACATCAAGTAATTAGCTACACATAAAGCAGGATTATCTGACCAACCTGTATTAGTTGTACGTGGGTCATATATATCGTTTTTACCTG